GTCAAGAGTTCTTTGTAGAAATAAAACCAAAGAAAGAAACTCAACCACCTATTAAGCCTGCAAATCTTACGACTGCAGCAAAGAAACGTTATATGAATGAAATCTACACGTGGTCTGTGAACTGTGATAAATGGAAAGCTGCTTCCGCTGTCGCAGAAAAAAGAAATATAAAATTTCGAGTTCTAACCGAAGATGGTCTTAGAAAACTCGGATACAAGGGGTAATTATGAGCATATTCCAAATTATATCTGAAGGCGTACAAGCCCCTAAGATTGCTCAGTCTATGAATGAAAGAAAATGGATTGAGATAGGATTAGAATACAAGAAAGCTAAAGAGAAAGGAATCACTGCAAAAGCATTTGCAGAATCAAAAGGAATAAAATACTCGTCGTTTACATCTGCAATGTCTAGATATGCATCATCTATTAAGACTGCACAGAAAATTGAAACGCTTGAATCTAAACCTAAAAATAAACTCAATAAGCAAGAACGTCAACTTCTGATGATAAACTCGTTTCGCAGTTCAATACGAGAAAAGATTAGAAATGAAGGCGCAGCAGTAAACAACAAATCATCTAAGTGGTTTGTTGAAACAATTAAGAAAAGTGTAAAAGGTCATAAAGTAGTCAAGCCTACGCCAGGCAAAATTTATACTTACGTGTATGATGCTAAACATAAAGATACTCTGCCGTATTGGGACAGATATCCTTTGATTATTTATTTAGGATTAGGTAAACATAATTTGATGTATGGGTTAAACTTGCACTATATCCCACCTAAAGCACGTCAACAGTTTCTTGAAGAATTGCTGAAGCAATATGCTAGCACAACTACTATTACTAATAACACAAAGTTGAAGATAGACTGGAGCAAGGTGAAAGGATTTCAAGGTGCTGGCAAAATGATTAAAGCATACCTGCCAGGCCACATTAGAGGAACAATAACAGAAATAGCTCCTAAAGACTGGGCTAACATAATCATGTTACCTACTCAGCAGTTTATGTCAAAAGGAAAACGTTTCTCTGCGAATACTGTTTGGAAATCTTAATTCTATTCTCTTCCGTTCTTCTGATATTCTGTTGAACCGGATTAATGGAAGAGACCTAAAACCATTATACTGCATTTTTATTAAAGCGTTTTTGAGGTGCTTATGACTCGTCCAACGAGACAGATTTTTAACCAAACAAATATAACAAACTTTGTTGTGGATATCCCGGATAGTACACGAACTTCAGGTTTTGTGCTCAATGCCCAAACGGCTCCACTGCCAGGTGTGAGAATTCCTGTTGTTGAAACTGTGACAGGCACAATGGGGCTAGGGCGTGCAATGCGTGCAGGCACCACATTTGAATATGACCCTTTTGTTGTACGATTTATAGTTGATGAAGACATGACGTCCTGGATGAACATGTATAAATGGATGCTCAGCACTAATAACTATATAACCGGGCATAATACGGCCCACTCTGATGGTCCTGAGTTTGTTACTTTGCACATTTTAAACAACAATAAGACTGAAGTCGTTTTGACGGCAAATTTCTATAAACCATGGATTTCTGATTTGAGCGAAATTGAATTTAGTTACACTGAAGATTCTGATCCTGCCGTTACGTGCGTAGCAACTATTCACTACGCGTATATGACGATAGAAAAAGACGGTGAAGTCATTGTATCTCAACAGCCTCGTCAAGCAGCCGAATCTAAATCCATTTCTAGACACCCTTCCTTGCGTTAATCGCTTCTAGCTCCGTATGTTATAATCACTCATAAATTATATGAGGAAAAACCTATGGAGCTAATCTTTTTAAGTGGCATCAAACGTAGTGGTAAAGACACTACTGCCGATTACATCAATTCAAACTTTAAATCCGTAAAATACCAATTAGCATATCCAATTAAAGACGCTCTAGCAATAGCCTGGGGTCGTAAACATGCCGAAAACCCTGATGTATTCACAGAGTTGAAATACGAATACTTTGAAGGCATTGGATACGACCGTGAAACACCATTAAATCTCAATAAGTTGGATGTTATTGAATTATTGGAAGAAGCGCTAATTTATTTGCAAAGTCAATATTTACCAATTAATAATGTTAAAGTATTATCATCGTTAGAAGGTGGATATTCGTATCTAGATATTAAACCATATGAAGCCCTGCGTGAAGCTATAAATAATATCAACGACACATGGTCAATCCGCCGTCTTATGCAAGCCCTCGGTACGGATGTTGTCGTTAATTTATTTGACCGTATGTATTGGGTTAAGCTTTTTGCATTAAACTATATGGATTATATTGGAAGTGATTTCGATTACTATGTTGTAACCGATACACGCCAAGTCCATGAAATGGAAACCGCTAGAGCGATGGGTGCTACAGTTATTCATGTGGTTCGCTCTGGTACGGAATCCACTGATAAACATATTACAGAAGCTGGATTGCCTATTGAAGAAGGCGATTTAGTTATTACAAACGACGGCTCTTTAGAAGAGCTTTATTCTAAAATTGAAACAATCTTAAGGTAATAAAATGTCTACTGAAACTATCGAAAAACTGCAGTCTGAAATCGTTACTCTGAAATCTCGCATTCTTGATACTCAAGACCAAGCAGCTGCTATCCAGCAAGAATCTCAGCAACTTGGTAGTGCTCTTGCTAAAATCGCTAATCTGGTTGGTATCACTGGCGAATCAGTTAAGATTGATGACCTGGTAGAAGCAGTACGTGAACTTGTTAAAGCTGAAACCACAGAAGAAGAATAATGAAATTTGAGGACTTTTCACAAGGCCTCTACGTCGCAGCTAAATTTTCGGAATTAACACTTGATGCGCTGGAAGACCTCCAGCGCAAATTAAGAATTCCTAATCCAGTACCACGTGAAAAGCTTCATTCAACAATTTGTTATTCACGTGTAAACATACCATATACTACATCCAGTGGTAGTTATTCTATTGCCGAATCAGGACACTTTGAGGTATGGAAAACTGGCGACGGCGCTGTACTGGTTTTAGTTCTTGATTCCGAATATCTTAGATGTCGTCATCAGTACGCACGAGCTTTAGGTGCTACTCATGATTTCGACGACTACACTCCACATATAACGTTATCATATAACGTTGGCCAACTATCATTCAGTGGTGATGTAGCTATTCCGGTTATTCTCGACCGTGAATACAAAGAACCCTTAAAACTAGATTGGGCTGAAGATCTAAAATAATTTTCACAAAACGGTTTACAACCAGGTAGGACTATGTTATAGTAGTCCTATCAAAATAAATGAGTAAATGGAGAAATAAAATGAAACGCGCTGAACTGATTCGTAATGTTGCTGTAGTAATTGCTTCAATGGCTTTTAGTTTTTCGATGTTTGTAGGATTCATTTGTGGACTACTGACAACAACTGAAAACTCTATCTCATTGGTAGTAGCATTTCTAATCGGTTTAATCGCTATTGTTATGGATAAAATTGCAAAAGGTGAGTAAATGAAATATCATGTATATGCAGATTTTGAAGCAAATCCTTCTAAAGACCCTGATTGTCGTTTGATACGCAGACCATTTGATTCAGCGGCTCAAGCATGGGCTTGGATTAAAACTTGTACTCCTTCTTACACTTTCTTTGAAGTGGTAGACGATAACGGTGTTCTGCATCCAGAACCTACAGAAACTATTAATTTCCTTCTGTTTGCTGGTTACGACTGTTATCCTCTTGGTGGTATTGACGATCTTGTTGCTACAGGAAAAACTGTTGAGGCTCTTCGCGAAATTTATAAAAACGCAGAAGAAAATTTTGACTGGTATCATATTGTTGATGCTCATACCTTTGAAATAGTGGAACATTCATGATTCTTTATGCTAAAGTATCATCCATTGAGAATGGATATGAAAGCGACCGACGAGCGGCTAAAGCATTAGTCGATGACTACGGTATTTTGACTATTTTTGAGGTTGAAAAGGTTTATATCGACCGTTCATCTTCGCAAGTTAAATTACTCTGTGAAGACTATAAATTTAACACAGTTAACTTTGATTTCTTTATTGAAACAGAAAAAGGCCCTCTTGAATATGATATTTTCAAGAATCCTTTAAATCTTGAATGTATT